GTCCATTGCCGCAGTCGTCTCGCGCCATACTGATCAACATCAAGATAGTGGCTCAGGTAGAATGTGTCGCCAATCCAGTAAGTCCGATCCTTTGCATCCACGCGAAATTTAACTTCACTCGGCACATCCACATAGCGCGTGATGATTTTAGATGCGGTATTCGCCGCAAGCTGACTGCTTGTCAGGAAATAGGCAAATATCTTGCGGATAGATGGCTCGCCATATAGCTCGTCTGTTTCACTTTCCAGATTGGCAATAATGTAGGCATTTGCAAATGCCTCGGCGTCATCCGGCTTGGTAGTAAAATCATTCTGTCCAAAATAAACCCAAACTTGGCTGGCGCGTTCGCGGGGCTTTTCGGTAAAGGCTATAGAACCGGAGATAATATTGGTTGCGTCCGTAATCGTATCAGGCTCAATATCAATGCCCCTGATCGCCTTTAATTTAACCAATCTCGTCCGCTCATCCCACCAGACAAAAAACAGCATCTGTTCTTGTAGGTCCGAAACCAACTTAAAAACGGAGGTCGGCGAAGTTATTAGTGCATTGACGCGATACAATGACAGGTAAGTATCCACCTCAGTTGCCCAGCCGGACGTGTCGAGATAGCTGCTGTCAATTCCACCATAAACGGAAAGCAGATCATTCAATACATCATCTGGCGTTTCATTGGAATATCGCAGACATTGCTGCACCGCATCTTCCGCCGAATGGCTGTCGGCCACCGTGTTGTCCGTGCCGCGAGTGACGCCGGTAAATTCAATGCCATTCGCGCTAGTAGCCCGAGCGGTATAGGTCATGATCTCGTCGCCGATGATCAACGTGCCGCTTGCATCATAATCAGCCTCAACCGCGCCAGCCACTTCAAAGCTGGTCACGCTCGCATCAATGTCGGCATAGACTTCGCCCGGAGAGGCCACAGGCGCTTGTGCCTTGCGTTCTTCAATGCGCGCCAGAATATCCTTGCCCCGGATCGTCACGCGCCCGCTACTGTCAGGCCCAACGACTTCGCTCAAGAAGTATTGCCGTGAAGTCATCGCCGCAAGCGTCTGCCCGACATAGCCCTCATAGACAACGATGATGATATTCTGCCGATACTTGTTGCGCACCAGCCAGCGCGTCCAGAAGCTGCCGCGATCCGCATCAAGTGGGTTCCAGCTTCTGCCGCTTAGGTAAGGATCAACAAGCCGATCTGTATGCGCATGGTCCTGAAACGTGATCGTGCAGAGCGCCCGATTTCCAAGACCTTGCGCATCCGGGTTGGCGCTGGCAAGGTTGATCCGCGTGGGGCTTGTGCTGACGCTGACAAGGCTGGGAATGATGTAACTGGCCAATCCCTGCTCACCGGGCCTACCCTTGCCGAAATAGAGGCTCAGAGGCGTTCCCAGTGCATAGTTGGCCGTGTCTTGGCAGGTTGCCCGCGTATTGTAGCACTTGGTGTCGCCCGTGCCTGTGGCCGTGCAAGGGCTGACGCCGAATACGTTTGCGCACAGCGGCTGCTTGATTTCGACGATCTGGATCGGCTCTCGGCCAGGATCAGTCGCGGCCATCAGTCGTATCCCCGCGCCCTGACATTCATGCTGACGCTCATCAAGTCACGCACGCCGATGTTCTGCGGAATCGGCACTTCATCTACCTGACAAAAGCCCACGTCGCCGAAGGTTGTGGGACGCCATGCAATCCAGAACGGCTCGGCTTCAATGCCCTTCTGCAAGTCCTCCCAATTAGACCTAATCCATGCAGCCGTGAGATTGTTCCATGCGAACGATGTGCTGAGATAGGTCCGCTGCTTTGTGCGGCCCAGATATTCGCCGGTCTCGCTGTAGTTGCTTCGCAGGATCGTCTGCCGCGCAAACTTGATCGGCGCATGGCCACCGTAGATCGGGCGCTCCATTTGTAAAGCCGCGCCAAACTTCACAACGCCAATTTCAGGTTCGTCAGTTCCGGCAGTTATATTGATCCGCCAATAGCGCGCCGTCACTGGTTCAAAGATTGCAAAGATCGGCTCATCGCTGGCAATGGCTGTAGCGGGCGTCAGATCATTCCATGATACATTGTCCGTTGAATACTGCACCTTGACCGTGCAGCCTTCTGTGGCCAGCGTATGGGCCGCGATACAAGCGTAATCGCACTCAACCGCGCTCCCGTGGTCATAAGCCCATGTAGCAGCCAAACTCGTCGGCTTCCATCGCTCATAGGTCAGCGTATTAAGCGGCGCGTCTGCGTCATATCCACTCGCCGTGCTAGATGCCGTAGCAGTGCCGCCAGAGAGCCAATTTAAGCTATGGGCAATGCGTGCATGTGTCAGAGGCTCATCGCCGCTGGGCAAGGTATAGCCGCTTTCAAGGATTACTGTCATACCAGCCTCACTATGGCCCCGTCTTCAACGGCCTCATTTATGCTGTTGATTAGATTGATGACCTGATCCCGCGAGAACATATCGCCGCCCGTCAGGCTGATCGCTACGTTGCGGGATACGGCAGGGGCTGCGGGGGCCGCTGCTGCAACGCCCGCTGCAATGCCTGGCGGGGCAGATGTTGATCCACTTGCCGACACGCCTTTGATGGCATTTACGAACTGCATACCAGCGGCAACGACCATTGCTGCGCGTGCAACGCCAGCTAGGCCACCTTTAGCGATCTCCTTAGATGCGCCTTCCATGACATTGATTAATGCCTCTGCTGCGCTGAATACCTTGGCAATCTTCAGCATCTTTTCGTTGCCGTTTTGCAGGACATTGGCCATATCGCCCATGAACTTGCCTGTTCTTTGCAGCGTCGTTCCGTAGCGATAAACGTCAATCTGCGTCATGCGATCCGCATGTTGAGACTGCGCCTGCTCCATCAGGTCGTTGTATTCCTGCTGCGTCAAAAGCCGCTGTTCAAGTGCCGCGTTCAGCGTTTCTTGTTGACGCTCGAAAGATGCGATCTGCATTTCCTCCTGCGTCATGAGGGCATTCTGAACGTTCTCAAGTTGAGCGATCAGAGGATTAGTTTTGCGACCTTTAGCACCAGAAGTTCTTGCAGCCCGATCTCTTTCGGCTCTGCGACCAGAGAAAACTTTTTCAAGGGCTTCTTGTCCCGGCGTCATCGGCAAATCAGCAAGGGCTTCTGGTGGAATTGCCCCAGTCTCAACGCCTCTACGGGCTGCTGCTGCGGCAAATTCTCTAGATGCTGCTGCTGTTTTTGCCGCTGCATTTGCCGCTGCATCGCCCATGCTATTAAGAGCGGTGACACCCGCACTTGCGGCTCGCAAAACAGCTTCAAGCTGCGCAACGATTTTGGCAATTTCAGGAGGTATTTTTTCAGTTGGAGGAAACATTGCCCGAAGCAATTCAAGAGCTTTAGCTGATTGCTCGGCAACTTCCTCCATGCCTTGTGCTTCGGCCAAACCTCTAAGAGCAGCATCCAATTGAACGGCTTCATTGGCTGACATGCCCATAGCTTTTGCAGCCTCAACAGCCGCAGCACGAGCGGCTTCAACTTTGGCTTCAGCTTCATCAAAAGCTGCGGCATTTGATATGGTGCGCTCACCGAGCGACTGCTGAACTGTATTTAACTCTTGAACAGCTTGGCTATAATCCCTCAATTTACTAGTCACATCATCAAGTGGACCTTGAATTACAGAAACAGCACCGGCCAATCCTTCAAGACCCAATGAAAGAGATGCTTGTGCATTAAGAAGTGCAGCTTGCCGAACTTGTTCTGCAAATTTGCCAAATTCTTCGCGCAAATCTGAAAGAGGCGTCTTGGCGACATTAAATGCTTCCGTGACACCATTTAGAGAACCAATGAAATTTTCAATAGCTTCATCTGCATCAATAACTTCATTACCAGCCGACTGAAAAGCAAACGCCAGCGCCGGAATACCCACGCCAGCCAGAACACCGGCAACAGCGCCAAGCGCGCCAAAACCACTCAAAAGCTGCGGAAGCTGCTGCGCGAAGACCGTGCTGGCCCGAGTGCCGCCCTGAAGCTGAACCGCAATATCCTGAAGCTGGAATGACGTGTTCTGGATTTTGGCTCGCGTTGATCCAGATACGTTCCCAAGACGGGAAAGCCCACCGCTAAAACGGGTCGTGCCAGCCTGCGCTTTGTTGACCTGCGTATCAAAGGCCTGAAGCTGCGCCTTGGCCTTGGCAATGTCCGATTGCAGATCGGCGCTGTCGCCGTTGATCTTTACATTAAGGGCTGCGAGTTCCGTCATTCATCTTCGCCTTATGTCTGGCCCTTGCATCGGCCCATTCAGCCTCTGAGAAACCGCCGCTCTTTGCCTTGCCCTTGGTTATCTCTTCAAGCCGCTTGCCTTCCTTGATCTTGGCATCTAGTTCCACCCACCAATCACAAACAGGCATATTCCAGAACTCGCTGGGCTGTATCCCCCATGACCGGGCCGCCTGATAAGCATTCCGCTCAAAGACGGCCCATGTTACTCCCCCGACGACTTGTCACCATCTGCGCTATCCAGTTCCTGCGACTTCGGCGTGACGATCATCGCAACATAGTCTAGCGCGATTGACTTGGCCTCAAGAAATCCATTCTCGACAACCATTTCCTGAACCTTGTCCAGAGACATATCGCTGCCAGCCGCCTTCATGCCGATATGCAAGATCGTCGGCACATTTTTGACGGTGAACTGCCACTTGGGATGATACACTTGACCAATGCCGGATAGCATGGCCTCAATCTGCGCCTCACGCGCAATGGCAAGTGGATCGCCGACCTTTTCGGAGAGATCGGCGGCGGCAGCGAATGTTGCAGCTAGTTCAAGTTCATGGCCCCCAAAGGAGGCTGTCATTTTACGCATATCTCACCTTATGCCGTCGATGCCGTATAGGTGACAGCGCCGCTCGATTGGAACGTGGCCGAGAACTCGACAGCGCCATCGTGTTCGCCGGTCACTTCGAACGATGCAAGATGGAAGGTGCCGCTGACGTTGCCCGGACTGGCCAGCGAGGACGGCAGATCAATTTGCAGCGTCTCGCCCGTGGTCGAAGCGTTGTAGAACTCTGCCAGCAGAACCTCGTCCGAGGAAATGCCACCGACCGTTACCTCGACCGACTTGACGCCAGGCGTAGCCAGAAGCGTGCGCCAGCCACTGTCGTCGTCCGTGGTTACATCAACCATTTCGTTGTTATTGGTGACGCCGCGCGTGCGGACACCAACAAGCGTGGAGCTGTCCCAGTCGATGGTCAGCGAACGCCCATTAAATCCAGCCATGTTTTTACTCCTTCTGGATCGTCAGTCTGAACCGCATGACCCCGTGACGTGTTTCGCCATCGGGATCGCGCAGCGTTTCGGAAAACTCGCACAAGCAGTCTACCACATTATAACCCGCCTTGGATAGACTGCCGCGATTGAGGATGTCATACACCTCGCCCATGATAGCCTTGGTTTCCTTGAAGCCTGCCGTGCGGCTCCAGATATGCAGGACAAGCGTTACCTCCTTGCCCAGCGTATCGTCCGTATCCCAAGGAGCCGTGCTGTCGTTCCCAATCACGACATACGGAAAGTTCTGGCGCGGCATTCCTTCCGGCAAATAAGGCACATCGTCATAGACGCCTGCGCTAATGTTGCCATTTAGGGCATCAAAGACGATCTCTTGAGCGACGGTCTCGAAACTCATATCCGCGCCTCCAGCCTGGCCTTGAGTTCTCTAGCCACACCTTCTGCCGCCTTGCGGAAACTGCGCTCAAGCCAAGGCCTTGCTTCCATGCGGGATGTGCCGAACTCCAGATAAGCGCCATAGATGATATTCGTGCCAACCTTGGCCTGCATTTTGGCTGGGGTGGCGAGGATCATATCCACATTGCTGGCAAGACGGCCTGTGTCGCTCATGGGATATTCATCAGGTGCAGAGGCTGTATGTGGCACACGAGGCTCACCTTTGCGCAAGCGCCCTTGGCTATCGGTCCAAAAATATGTGTCGTAAGTCCGACCACTTGCCGGGCCGCGCTGAATGCCCCTCACGGCCTCCTGCTGTGTATCCATCGCCACGTCGTTGATCGTGTCCATGATTACATCATCGCCCAATTCGCCGAGCCGCTTGAAGTCAGCGAAAAGATCGTCCAGCCCTTCAAGTTTGATTTCCACACGGCTCATGACGGCGCGCCTTCTGACAGCATCAATTCCAGCCACTCGCCCGCATCATCCACGTCAATCACCGCCGTGATATTGTAAGTCCGTCCGCGATAGGTCACGCGATCCGCAGCGCTGTAATATGGTGCGCCGTTCACATCGCCCCGGAAACGGATCACAGCCCGCACTGACAGGCTCGGCGATACCCTCATGGCCTGCACCCGCTCAGAGCCGCTCATGGGCTTCCACAACGCCCATACAGCGTCTCCTGCACTCCACGTCTCTGTCCAGCCGCCCATGCCATCACCGGCCTGCGTCTTGCGCTGGATCGTAATGCGGCTTTTAAGCTGGCGAGCCGAGTATTTGGAGCAGCAGTTTACCATGCGAGTTCGTCGGCCCGACGATAAGGCGCGAGCAGACGCCTGATCTCATCTGTCATGCCTTCGCAGCCATCATATAGCTGCTCAACATAACGCCGGATGGCCTCACGAATAGGAGCCGGGATCGTGGCATATGTGTAGCCCGCAACATAAGTCACTTGCACCGCATCTTGCGCCCGAAGATCGGATGGCCATACCTCGCCTTCATTCAAATAGATGCGCCCGCTTTGCAGATCGACTTGATACTTGGATGCGCTGAACGTGCTGGCATTGTTGCCTCGATCATAGGTCACAACGCTAGTCACGCTTTGCAGCACCGGAAACGGCAGATCAAGCGTCTCACCGCCGCCCAAAACATAGGGAACGCTTGCCGTATGAACGCCCGGACCAAGCGCCAGCAGCCGGTCATCAGCGCCAGCATAGGCAAATCCATCCGCCTTGAATACGAATGTCTCGGTCAGAATAGCGCGGCGAAGATATTGCTTTACCGCATCGGTCGCAGTTTGAATATATGAAACGATGACAGCATCATCTGCATCCGTATCAACGCGCAAAAATGCCTTCATATCAGAAAGCCCAATCGCCAATTCATTTGACGTTTGGGTGACAGATACGGATTTACGATTGAACCTCATCAGCCTCATCCTCAACGGTCGCTATTTTTATGGCTGCTTTAACTTCGCGCAAGAGATCGGATTTGTTGCTTTTAGCAATCTCGCGCCAACGCGGTTTGATAACATCAAGCGCGGCCTCGGCTGCCGTCAAAATCTGATTATCATCCATCATTCTGCACCTTTCTTGGACGGCCTCGTTTGGCCTTGTTTTCCGGCGCTGCCGAAATAGCTTTATTGACGATTTCACATGCTCCGGCATCAATCAGAATACGCAGCAGATCATCATTGACGTGATGTGTTGAGCCTTCCGACCACATTTCGGCAAACATTCCAGTCGGCGCGACCGGATGCGTGCGAAGCATTTTGATTTCCGTCGTCATGGGCTGTGCGTCCTTTGCAGCATGATTGCCTTGTTCCAGACGCTAACATTTTCGGAACAACTGATAAAGAACCTCGCGCCATACTGGGCGAATGGTCCCGTCACGAACAGGGTGCCGTTGAAAAACAGAAAGTCTTCCACACCGCTGCCCTTGGTCAGCGCGCGACGATCCCGCGCAATTATCGTGCTGTAATCCGAGCCAATCCCCACGTCGATCTCGGCGAATGTCGCCGTGCTGGTGGCCTTGCTGATCTGAAACGTCAGGTTGATGTTGTAGGCTTCGCCAATGGCAAA